GGAATGTTTCTAAAGCTCTTGCCAAGCAAACCAACAGATTCCTCTGCCAACATACCTTTTTCAGCAGTAGGCGATCCAGCAGGCAATCTACGACCTTGCGCCTCTAAAACATCTAGCATGACATTTAAGCCTCGAACAGCAGATGTTCCTTTTTCGCCATAGACCTCTCTAAATGCAGCTTTGAGGTTTTCTTTTTGTGTTGTGTTTTTAACAATTGTGTCTGCAAATCTAGCACCAACTGTTCCAGCTTGCCTAGAAGATGCCCTTTGAACACCCTCTAAAGAAGCTCTCATATATTGATTTAGGAACTCTTTAGGTAGATTAGGATCAGCATTTGCCATTGCTTTTATAGTCCTAGAAACCTTTTCTGGGTTTAATGCAGATTGTGCAGGATTTGTAGCAAATACTTCTCCAAACTGTTTTGCAAGTTCATTTGTTCTAGCAAGATTAGGAATTGGAGACTCAACAATAGGTGCTTCAATTCTTTCTCTAGTGGCTTGATATTGCTCTCTAGCTGGCTTGTAACCTTTAACTTGGTCATCGGCTTTTTGAATCAATTTTGCTCTAGCTGCCTGATAAGCCTTCATTTCACCTGTAACTTTGCCCTGAGCCTGAGATGCCAAAGTATCATATTTATCTGCAAGATACTGTCGCATAGCTTCTACTCTAGCAATAGAGTTAGTTTCATAGCCTTTTAGTAGATCTTGATATGCAGGAATATTGTCTACAGCTTTAGAAGCCTCTGCAATAACAGCAGACTCATTTTCTAGGTTTGTCATCCAAGATTGAGGAATCTTTTTGTTTTTGACTGCCTCTAATGCAGGAGCAGCTTCTTCTGTAATTTGCTTTTGAACAGCCCTTTGTTCTGCTTGTGCAGCCCTTTGGACTTCTGTTCCCATTTTTGGTCGTTGAGTTACAGGAAAAGCTCTTTCTAATGTTTCTTGAGTTTGTTGTCCTCTTGTTCCCATAAACTCTGCCATGATTGGAGCAGACCTTGGTGTAACTTCTACTTGTCTTTGTATTGCCGGTAATGTAGTTCTACCTTGTGCAGCCTGTTGCATAGCCTCAAAAGAAGTTACAGGCATCCCCATTTGGAATGACTGTTGTTGTAATCGGCTTGCTTGTTCTATTTCTCTAGGAGTCATTGTCCTTGTAGACTCCGCATACATTCTTTCTAATGGAGACTTAATAACTCCAGGAGCAGCTACTAATGGTGTTGCTACACCACCGACCATCCTAGCATATGGCTCTAGGTCTGTTCCTCTAAATGGATATGCCAAAGATTCCTCTCCAGCAGCAGATAATAATGATGGCAATACAGCACCAGCAACAGGAGCAGATACTACATTTCGAACTGCTGTTTGTGCCATTTGACCAGGAAAGCTCTCTGCTTTCTGCATAGGGATATATTCACCTATTGCTCTTTGCATTTGAACAGGTGTTGGTAATGATGCTATAGGTCTTCCGGCAGCAGTTTGCTCTGGAGTTCTACCAAATACTTTTTGAGATATTGTTTCAGCACCTTTTTGGATGCCTTCTTGAATTAAAGCAGGCAAACCAACAAGCCCTGTTACTCCTTGTACGATTGGCAGGTTAATTTTTGCCAGAGCAGTATCTACAGTACCTCGTTCTGCAAAAGGTTTTACTTTTGTATCTCTTGCTGGTAATCCTTCTGATGCTAGTCTTTTGTCTATGTCTGATAAAGATGTAGTAATATCAAACATAGCTTCTGTTCCATCTACCAGCTTTACAATTTTTGCATTTTCAGCCATGCTTGTTCCTATTATTGTGTAGGTGTAGGTGTTCTTAGGTCTCGTCTTTGTGTTGATCCAGTTTGACCTAAAAATGGCTTAAATTCTTCGCCTAATACAGATCCTAAACTGCGATCATATTCAGCAATAGCAGCAGCACTATATTTGCCTTGACTAAATAGTTCTCTTGCTTTTTTCTCAATTAAAGCATCTCTATCAGCAAATGCTTGTAATCCTTTAGCCATCAATGCACGACCTTGTTCTGAGTTTGCCAACGATGGGAATACAGCTAAATACGCTTTAAACTCTAAATCAGATGTTGATCCAGAACCAGCAGCCCTAACTTGTGTTGCTGCTCTTGTTTGTAATGCAGTTGCTAATGCATTTGCATCTGCTGTTTGACTTGGCAAACCAAGTGCTGTAGCAAGTTCTGCGCCAACTTTTACTGTTACACCGCCACCTGTGCCTTTTAATAAATTATTTATTGCTGCTGCATTACTTGCAAACTCTCTAGCTGAATTAGTTTTTGCAGACATTGCAGAAATTTGTTGTGCATCTAATTTTTGTAATTCAGAGTCTCCTTTATCAATTTTAACTAATGGAGCTTTTACAATTTCGCTAATTTTTCCTGTAGTACTAATTTGAAATGAACTGTCTGCTGGCAATCCATATTGTTTCTTTTCATCTACAGTCATTGGTCTAAAAGATTCTTTTGGTTCTTTTGTCATTAACTTAGCAGCTTCTACAGGGTCAGATATTGCAATTGCTTGAATCAATTTATCTATATCTAATTGTGGTTTTGTAGGCAAGTTTGCTCTTAATGCGCCAACTGTTTCTACATCAGCCATTCCACCACCAAACTCAGGTCTAGACAACATCTCTAATTGAGATCCTTTGCCTGTAGCCATTGGAATCGGGATTGGTTGTGGAGATACTGCTTGGCGAGCCATCTCTTGTGCTTGTTTCTTGCGCTTAAACTCCTCTAACTGCATACCAGTAACCATCTGTTTTAGAGTGCGGTCAAATGCTTGGTTGTAGCCTTCCATGCCTGCGCCTAATGCACCGGCAAGAGCCTGCCCTGTGCTTACAGGATAACGCTGAGTGCCTGATTGACCAAGTAAAGCAATGGCTGCATTTAGCAAAGCCTGTTGCGATGCATTGGACTGCATCCGTTGTTGGTCTGCTGCACTTGTAAATGCTGTGTAGTCTGGTTGCTGACCGAATAAAGCTGATAGATCAATTGCCATAATTTATCCTAGTAAAGAATATGTATTTCTCTGTGCCATTCTTGGCTGTAATAGGTTATACAAACCTGAGTAATCTACACCAGCATATTGATTTGGTTGTCTACCACCAATCATCATCTGTTGTTGCTGTGGTTGTGGTTGTTGTTGCTGACCGCTTAATAAACCACTAGCTAATCTTGCACCTTGTAATGCCTGTCCTGCTGTTAGTCCTTTGCTTGGCAGTCCTAATGCTTTTGACTCTATTCCTGTTCCTGCTAATTCAGCAGGAGTGTAAGAATAAGATAGTGTCTGCATGATTGCTTCTGGACTTAATCCTTGTGCAGCCAATTGAGCCATATCTTGAGCTACCATCGCATCAATGCCAGCAGTAATCTGTAGATTTTGTGCTACTTGTGTTGGTGTCAAACCTTGGTTAATCAGGTTAATTGCATCAAATGCTTCTGTATATGGAAGTGCTTGTGCAATTGCTTCTGCTGCTGCTGCTTCTGCTCCACCAGCAAGTAATGTTGCTCCTATTGTGTCTGCTAAAGCACCTTCTCCAGCAAGAGTAGCTAGTCCTGTTTCTGTAGCACCTACAAAGGCTGCCTCTGGTGCTGCTAAAGCTGCGATTTCTGGTGCTAAAAATGGAACTGTTGCTGCACCTACTGTTACCCATCCACCAGGTATTTCTCTGCCTACAAACTTATCTACATCTGCTAATGCATTACCAGCACCTTGAGCAACATCTTCTACAGCACCTAAAATACCGCCACCACCTCCAGATGTGCCTAAGACATTAGATATTGGATCTGTAATAGCTGAGATTGGATTAAAGCCACCACCGCCTTGTGGCTTGATCTTTTTATCGCCAATATGCTCAAAAGCACATTGTGGCAGATCTGGAATATCCATCAATGCGCAAGCTCGATTATTAAATCTCATAGTTTATATTCCACTAGTATTTGTTTATTGGTAAATCCAATTCGTTTCCATAATCTTGCTACCGACTCTCTAGCATATCCTTGAATTTTAGTAGCTCCCATGCTTTTTAACAAAGCCTTAAATTTATCGGAAGTCTCTCTGCTACTGATAAATTTACCGCCTATCGCTGTTACAAATGCAATTCTGTCATTTGGGTAATTTGCAAAAGCAACTACAACAGCACCGCATATTTTTTGTTCTTCTTCTACAACAAATAAAGTCCAATTGCCATTAACAATGTAGACTTTCATTTGGTCTAAAGTAAATTCTTCTACACCACCTAACTCTAATGCAGGTTTTAGGTATTTTGCTATCTCCTCCCAATGTAGGTGAAGATAAGCTACATTGAGAGGAAAAACATTCATCAGAAGAAACCGCCTCCTAATAAACCACCACCAATAGCACCTAGTGCAGGCAATCCATAGCCACCGCCAAATCCTAGATTAGGGAAGGCTTGACCTAAAGCATAACCACCTAGACCACCGGCTAAAGCACCGCCTAATGCACCGATAGTTCTATTTGGCGAGTATTGTGGTTGTGCAGCAGGAGTTCCAAACGATCCAAGAGGTGATCCATAAACAGACGATAGATAGCCAGACAATTGTTGATATGGAAGTTGTTGTTCGAAAGCATAACGAGACATTTGTTCTTGTAGGGGTTGTGCTGCAATAGCCTCTCTTTGTGCGCCAATTTGGGCTAATGTCTGTGATGGTAGGAACTGCTGACCATAAATCTGTGGTGCAGCTTGTGCAAGGTTTGCCAATTGCAATGCTGCTTGCTGCTGCAATCCTCTTTCTTGTTGGTATTGTGTGCCTGCAATATTTGCTGTAATGTCTCCCAATGCTCGACCATACTGCTCAGATGCTGTTCCCAAGGCTCTTTCCATAGCACCACTACCCAATCGACCAGATCGGCTGTAAAGGCTAGAAATGCCTGGCAATACTGCTTGGCTAAATTGCTGAGTAAGTGGGCGAGTAGCAGCTTCCATCATCTGTGCTTGATATGGATTAGCATTTAGATATTGTCCTGCTGCTGTGCCACTTAAACCGCCTAAAGACTGCATATAAGCACCTTGAGCAGCACCCAAGAATGGGCTTGGCATTCTTGCGATGTTTTCTTGTTGTTGTAATGCAGTTAATGTTTGCTCAGATGGACTTACATAAGTCTGACCAGGAAACATAGAAGGTTGCTGTCTTAAAAATAGCTCTTGTGCCTGTCGCAAACCTTCTGTTAAAAATGGTCGAATAGATGCATCAATTTGAGATGCATTTGCAGATGGAGTTCCAGGCTCAATTGGAGCACTAGGTAAAAACCGAGGAGCATTTGTAGGAACTGGTGTATATCCTGTTTCTGCTCTTGGAGGCTGACTATATGCAGTAGGATATTGGCTTCTATCTAAACCAGTTACTCTATACCAATCAGCAGATGGAGGAGTGTAGCCACCAGAACTTGCAGTCCATTCTTGACCTGTTCTTGGGTTATACCAGTTTTCTAATGCCATCCCTGCTGCACCAGTTGGAGCAGTAAATCCATATGGATTTGGTGTTCCAGCCTGCATTCCACCTTTGTCATCAGATCCCCTAATAGAATCAATAATATTTGGTGTAATAGCTTGTATTGGAGAGACTCCAGCCATAATTATTCCTTTATCCTACGATGATGTATTTATAAGTCATGCCTGATACTGTATTAGCTGGATGGCTAATAGTGGCACTTCCATTGGTTACTGTTGAAATATAAGGTCTTGTAAAGATGTTGCTTGTGTATCCATTAGATGACAGATAACTAACTGTTGCTATGATGCTTGGTGTTGCTGGTCTAGTTGGTGTTGTGTCTGTGCCGAAATGCTCAATCGTTACACCTACATCGCTTGGTCTCCATGCTAACTCCACATAATCATCTTTTTCTAGTGCGATGAAGAAGTTTAATGCACCGATCATGTGGCTTGGAACACTAGCACTTTTTCTTTGTGATATACCAAACTTACTGTTGCTGTTTGCGACATTTGTGCCATTTTTAACAAACCAAACATCTATAAACTCAGGATCATTTGCTGTGCTTACAAACTGTGCTGAAAACTGGATGTTATAAAGACCTGAGTAATCTACAGTTAATTTAGTGTTGTCTTCAAGACTTGCACCTAGTGCGTAGTCTGTTGTAGAAAACGACATAATGTTTGCTGCGGTTGTTGTTGTCGCTGCTTGGTCTGTATCGTCTTGAACTGCTAGATAAGGATAATAAGCAGTAGCAGATACATCATCTGTAGCCATCAACAAGATGACAGAATCTACACCAATCCTTGCATCTGTAATGGTTGTAGAAGTAGCACCACCAGTATCTAAAGTAACCGACCCTGTATTGTTGGTCTTGCCATTCATAATGCCATTGACTACTTCGGCAACACCTCGCTGATCTGCTCCAAACGGAGGCAAAACTCGATACATTATCGGCTTCCTAACGGATTCATTTCTACATCAATCCCTACTGTATTAGTCCATTGACCTGTAGGTGTTAATTGTAGACGATGATACCTTCCAACACCACGCAAAGATACTCTGTTTTCGGCATCTGCTGCTGTCTGAGAACCAAATACCACTTGCTCACTTAAAAGTCTACGAGAGATCAATGCAACGCTACCAGAACCACCATCAACAATTGGTTTAGCTAGAGTGATAGCAGAAGTTGTGCCTGGCATCTCAATATCGCCTGTTTCAATATAGGCTGTATTGTTTGCGCCTGAGAATGTAATGATCTTGGTATCTTTTACTCCGGCAAACTGCATTTTTCCACCGAGCCAAATACGACTGTCAAACGAGGTAGGAATCGTATCTAAATTACCGAATACATCTAATCCTTCTAAAGCAAATGATGGTGTAGAAGATGATGCAATTCTGCTTGCATCTGTCGTTCCACTAGTCCATTTATTTGTCTGATAATTGTAAATAAGCAATTTATCTACAGTTGCAGATGCTTGAGAAGCATAAGCCCAAATTACCAGCTTTCTAGCAGGATCTACTGCTGCCGACATTAAGTTTAAAGAGCCTTCGTCTACATCATTAAAGAAGTAACGATTGACCTTTTCGTTGCCGATTGGGATGATCTGCTGTCCATCACACGCATAGAAGCCATCGTCTGATAAAAAGAATGATGTGCCACCATATTGAATAATTGAGTTTGCCTCGTAGCATCCTTGGTTTCTGCTGATATTGTCGAACTGAAACACCAAAGGACTACCGATATACGACATTCTATGGATAGAACGATCCATAAAAACTAGACCAAACTCACCACCTGTAAGACCGACTACAGAACCTCCATCAGGAATATCTTGATAATCTGCTTGGGTTGTTGCAGAGTTTGCCCAATTGGACTCATCGCCCAATGCTGACCATTGCACCCTATTCGGATATACAGTAGAACTGTTGATGTAGCCAGAAACAACAAAGTCTCGAACTACTGTTACATATCGTGCTTCTGGCGCATCAGAAGATAAATCTTGGAATGTAGAACTAGTGTTTACATTGTAACCTTGCAGTTTATTGCCACCATTTGCTGCGACCAACACATTACCAAATTGGGTAAATCTCCACCTTTGATTGGTAGGAGTTGTGTATAAAAAGGTTACTGTGCCTGTATCAGCAGTAGAACTAATGTTTCCACCAGACTGAGCATAACTAAATGTTGTAGAAGTAACTACTGTAATCGTAAATGTGCCATTGACCGCAGTTGTAGATGTAGCTGTTACTGTTACTGAATCGCCAACAGAATATCCATGTGCTGCTGATGTTGTGATTGTTACGACTTGGCTTGTTTTAACTACATTAGTAATTGTTCTACTTGCCTTGACTACAGAATCCAAAGATAGGTCTGATGTGTCTAACTTAAATAATTTGGTAGCTCCACCAGCAAATACAAGTGTTGCTCCTGCCGATGTTCTAGCAGCAACTACATTGTTTAGATTCTCAGATGCTGCGGCTGAGTAGTCCTCGGCTGCGTTGATAGCACCATAGCCTACAGCTTTAGAAAAGACATTCTCTGCCCTTTGTAAGCCATTAGCTAGACCTGGCTGATCTGGAGTCCACTCCCCGAAAGTTATTCTACTTATTGCCATTGTGAGTTTCCGCTAGATATATTTGACCAAGTTGTTACTGTTGGTGTTGTTCCTGTCCAAGTCTCTGAGCCTGCCGATGCAACAGTCCATACTGT